CGACGTAAACTTGGCGCGCTGCACGTCGCCCGATGGCTTTGGGCACGCGCTGGATAGCTGGTCGATCGCGGAGTGGACGAACGCGGCGGCGGGCGAAATGGGTGAGGCGTGCAACCTCGCCAAGAAGCTGCTCCGGCACCGTGACGGCGTGGCGGGCAACAAGAAGCCCGAAGATCAGAGCGTTGAGAGCCTGCGGCAGCGGTGCGCCGAGGAACTGGCCGACGTGGTGATCTACGCCGAGTTGGCGATGCGGGCGCTCGGGCGCGACCTGAACGACACGGTGCGCGCCGTGTTCAATCGCAAGAGCGAGGAGCTGGGCGCGCCGTACCGCGTCACGGAAGGCCCGTTGGGGGCCGCCTCCCCGTCGAGCGGGGGCTCCACCCCGGAACACGAAGGGAACCCCGTCACGGGCGAGTGGCCGTTCGGCGATCGACGCCGCCACTACGACCGGGTCTCCGTTCCCAGCGCCCCAGCAGAGTCCGGCAAGCCGTATTGGGTAACCGTTAGCCGGGTGGCCGACCGTATTGAGACCGCGCTCCAAGAACTAATCTCCGATACACCCACGCGTCGGAAGGTCGAAGAAGTGGTGTTTGAGATGCGCTGCGACGTGGAAAGCGCGATACAGGGGGGCGAACATGGTGAATGACCAAGGCTATCGGCGCTTCATAAAGCCGACGGGGAGCGGTCCTGAAATGTACGAGGCGTTCATTCTGGAAAATCGCCCCGACGTGGCTGAGGCGTTGCAAGACCTCGGATTTGTCGAGGCCCCTCTCATTGAGTGGGGGGCGGGCAGCGCCGGAAGCCCAGAGCCTTCGGAAGCGGCAATCGAAGCCGCGCACCGCCGTCTGATGGCATCCACCGCGCAAGACGAGGACGACGCCCGCGAGGATGTGCGCTGGATACTTCGCGCCGCGTACAAAGTTCAGTTTGGGGCCGCCTCCCCGTCGAGCCCAGAACGGATCAACGGCGAAGTCGAAGCCCTCCGGGACGTGGTGCGCGCCGTCGATGTGGAGCTCTACGGCAAGGACACCGCCGCGAATGTGCACTCGGATGAGTATGCAGCGAAACTCTTTAAGCGTGGTGTACGGGCGAGCGGGGAAGGACGGGAGCCGGCCGTGCCGACTGACGGCGACTGACGGTGCACGGCCTCTCGGATCGGCACATCGAGATTCTCGCGGCACAGGTCGCGTCCGTCGTCGAGCGGCTCGGCCGGTGCCACCCGCACGAGCGCGAGCACCTCGCCGTCGCCCGCCGCCAAGCGCTCGATCACCTGGTCGACTACCTGGTCGAGCCGGATCCCGACTTCAACCGGGAGCGTGCGCGCGTGAACCGGGCCGCCCAGGAAGCGCGCGATCTCGCCGAGGCGGAAGCGGCGCTCGCGCGGGTGGGCATATGAGCCGGCTCTGGCTGCGCTGGCCCGACTCGCTTTGGAAGCGGTTCACGGTCGACGGTGTCGTGCGTACCGATCCGCCGGCCGAATGGCCGCGTGAGCCGTGCTGGCTCTGGACGGGAGCCGTCAACGGCGGCACGAAGAAACGCCGCGCCGACGTGGTGTGGTGGGGGCGCGGGGGTTATGGCTACGTGCGCGGCCCTGACCAGAAGCCGACGCGGGTGCACATTCTCACGTATCGCGAGCTCCGCGGCGTGATCGACGAGGGGCTGATTCGCCGGCACACCTGCGACGTGCACCACTGTGGGAACCCCTGGCACATCGAGCCGGGGACGCACGAGGACAATGCAGCGGACACCATTCGGCGCGGTCGCTATAACGGTCCCGCCCCTGTGTACGGGAGTGACAATGGCAGCCAGTGAAGCGGTGAAGCTCGCGATCGTCGAGCTCGAGCAGGAGCAAGCGCGCATCGGCGAGGCGCTCGACGTGCTGAAGCGGTTCGCGGGATCGCAGGACAAGGCCGGCCGAATCCTCGAGGCCGCGCCGCGGACTATGGACGCGTCGCTGCCCGTGCCGTGCCCAAAGTGCGGCAAGATGTGCGGCAACGCCCGCGGATTGAAGCTGCACGTCGCGCGCAAGCACTAAGGTGTTCCCCACCTGGTGGTGGGACGTCTGCTACCAGCCTCGGCTGCTTCCCGGCCCGCGGCCGTGCCCCGAGTGCGGGGGCCCGCGGCTCGTCAACCCGAAGGGCTGGGAATACGAGCCAGGCTTCCAGCATCTCCTGACCTGCGTCTATCGCCGCGCGCCGACGAAGCTCGGCGACCTGGGGCTCCGCGGGAAGATGCGGCCGCACATCCAGAACTGGCTGCTCGACGACGTGCAGCCGCTCGTCGACGCCTACCTCGCCGCGAACGGCGTGCCGCCGACGCGACTCATCATCGCGCCGCGCTTCGCGCCGCTCTTCGCGATCGTGGCGACGAAGCTCCGGCTCGACGTCGTCGGCGACCTGCGCTGCCCACCGGGGCAGCTGTTCGTCGTGGGAGAGACGTGGGACGGGCGGCTCGAGTGAGCGATCTGACGTGCGCGGACTGTGGCCGGCAGTGTTGGGGCCGGCGCTCGCTCGGCGCGCACCGATCGAGGAAGCACGGCTGGCGGGGCAAGGGGGCGCAGCTGCGCGCCGCGGCCGTGGCCGTCGTCGCCGGCTGGGACGCGCTCGACTCGAAGAACGCCGACGACGAGAAGCTGGTGCTGGCCGTCACGGCCGACATGAACAACCGCGTGAACGCGCTGCGGAGGGCGCTTGACCTATGAAGATCGACCGATTCTTTGCCGAGCTTCCGTTGCGCCGGGTGCGGCACCGAACCGGCGAGTTCTCAGAACCGTGCATCCCCGACGGCTTCGCGCGAGTCTACGACGACGTCAACACCGACTGTGTCATCATTGCCCCGCGGCTGCTCGCTTGGCTCTACCGCCTGCTGCCGCGGGGCGTGCTCTGGAACCCGCCGAGCCCCAATGGCCCGTGGGTCGCGCCGGGGATCTTCGGGGCGACCTGGTTGATCGGCTACGTGCGAGCGTCGCAGTATCGCCACCCTGAACGCGGTGGTCGATTCGTTGCACACCTTCGCGGGCGATTCTACTCGTGGCCGAACCGTGGGCAGCTGGACGACGTTTGAGCCGCAAGAACTGGTGGTACTGTGCCCGCTGCAATCGGCGGCGGCCGCGCAAGATGTCGCCGGCCGGCTTCATCGGCTCAGGGAACGCGCCGGTGTGCCCGCCGTGCGTGCGTGAACTCAACCGCCTGTTGATCCCCGGGCAGGTGAAGGCGACGAAGAAGTGAAGGCCGCCGCGCGATCGCGCAAGCGCACGGCCGCGCGCGTCGACAAGCTCTCGGCGCAGCACGCCGTCATCAACGAGCAGATCCGCAACCCCTACTGCCTCGAGCGCAATCATCCGGGCGAGCCGAACGATTCGCACCTCTACTGCGCCTACTCACCCGAGCAGCAGTTCTTCCACAGCGCGCCCTGGTGGGAGGTCTTCTTCGGCGGCGCGGCGGGCCCCGGCAAGACGATCGCGCTCCTCTGCGAAGGCCTGCGCCAGATCCACATCGCCGACTACCGCGCGATCTTCTTCCGCCGCTCCTATCCCGAGCTCGAGCAGGTCGAAGAGTACGCCTACGACATCTTCCCCCAGCTGGGCGGCCGCTACCACAGCGGGCAACACATCTGGCGCTTCCCCTCGGGCGCGGCGTACCGGCTCGCCTACTGCGAGCGCGACAAGGACAAGCTGCGCTACCAGGGCAAGGCCTACGCGTACATCGCCTGGGACGAGCTCACGCAGTTCGCGACGGACGCCGTCTACACCTACCTCTTCACGCGGTGCCGGCCGCTGAAGCAGGGGAAGGGGATCCGCTGCTACATCCGCTCGGCCTCGAACCCGGGCGGGCCCGGTCACGGCTGGGTGAAAGAGCGCTTCATCGAAGACGCGCAGCCGTTCAAGCCGCGCACGTTCCGCACGGCGAACGGCCGCACGTATCAGCGCTGCCTCGTGCCGGCGACGCTCGACTCGAACGACATCCTGCTGCGCGCCGACAACAACGCCTACGAGACGGCGCTTCTCGCGCACCCCGATCCCGAGATCCGTCGCGCGCTGCGCTTCGCCGATTGGTCGATCGCGTCGGGCGTCCTCTTCAGCGAGGTGCGGCCGACGACGCACCGGCAGCCCGAGCGCGCGCCGTCCAAGTCGACGACGAAGGAACTCGCGCTCGACTGGGGCTACAATCACAACGCTGTGTGTCTGTGGGTCGAGCTCGAGCACGACCAGCACGCGCGCGTGTACCGGGAGTACGTCGTCAACGCGACGCCGCCGGCGATCTTCGCCGTGCAGGTCATCAGCCGGTGCGTGGGCGAGAACATCCGCCGCGCGGTGCTCGATCCTGCGGCCTGGGCGACGCCGCAAGACGGCGGGGTCTCGCCGGCCGAGCAGATGGAGCCCATCTTTCGGGCGGCGGGCATCTCGCTCGAGCGCGCGACGAAGGGGTCCGAGTCGGTGAAGCACGGGATCTCGCTCTTGCACACCTGGTTCTGGCCGTTCCGCGTCGAGGGCTCGCTCCTCACGATCATGGAGAACTGCCCGAAGCTCTGGAAAGAGGTCACCGGCATCGTGCGCGGCGAGCCGCCCGAGGACATCGAGCTCCCGGCGAAGGGACAAACCGACGACTGTCTCGCGGCGCTCCGCTACTGGGCCCAGTCCCGGCCCGAGCCGCCGCGGCCGAAGGCGTCGGAGATTATGGCGGCCATGCTGGGCGACGTGTACGCGCGCGACCCGCGCACCGCGATCGCCGCGCAGCTGGACCGCGCGAAGCAAAAGCGGCTGCCGATGATGCAGGACATCCAAGTGCGGAAGCGTCGCGAACCCTGGGAGGTCGTATGATCGTGCTCGTGCTGCTCGTCGTGGCGACCGTCGCCAACACCGTGCTCTTGGCGCTGATCTTCCGCGAGGCCCGCCGCGGCCGTGACAAGCTGTCACCGCGATCGGCGGGACAACCTGTCGCCGGCTCGAGCAAGGGACAATCTGTCGCCGCGGCCGCGGGCTCGACGGCCATCGCGGCCGCGGATCTGCCGGCGCGGCCGCGCACCCGCGAAGAGCAGGCCGAGTACGACGCGATCGAGCTCAACCGGATCAAGGCGAAGCTCGCGAAGGATATGCCGAACCTGGGGACGACGAAGCGGGAGGCCGTCGCCCTCGAGATCCAGGCCAAGGCGCGCAACCTGCTGGCGCGCGCGCCCTAGCGCGCCCTATATTGGTGGCGGCGACCCGAACCCCTCATCCAGGCGGGGGACTCCTCTGGTCGCTCACATCGTCATCGCCGTCGTGGCCCTCGTCGTCGGCTTCCTACTCGGCCGGCGCTGGTTTCCGCGTCGCGCCTGGCTCGCCGGCAGCTTCCTCCCGCGTTTCGTCGTGCGCTACGAGCCGATCAACGCCGTGCTCTACGCCGGCAACGATTCCGTCGCCGCCAAAGCCCGCTTCCACGAACCGATTCCGCAGGTCGCCGACGTTGTGCTCTTCTACGACGGCGGCACGCTGCGCGGCTCGCGGACGCGGGTGCAAGCGCCGGCGACGCGCGCATGAACCTGCTCGCGGCGAAGCTGTACGATCCCACCACCGCGGTGAACAAGGTCACGACCGCGGCCCTCGCCATGACCGCTCTCGACACCACGAACCTCCGTCTCGCCGTGACCGTGCCCGCGCACGGCATGGTGCGCTTCCGGCTGTCGGCGGTCATCCACGGCGCGACGACGTTCCCGTCGATCCTGCTCGGTGTCATGGTGGGCGCGGTCGTGAAGGGACGCGTCGCACCGATGCAGGTGCTCGGCAACACCGCGGTCGCGACGGCGTTGCTCGCGGTCGTCGCCGACTTCACGGTCACCGGCCTGACGCCGGGCGCGACGAACTTCGACGCGGCCTACGGCGTCGAGACGCTCGTCGCGGCGACGGGGCTCAAGTACGGCGGGCCCGACAACGCCACGGCGAACGACGCGTTCGGCGCGTTCGTGTTCGAGGCGTGGGATCCGCAGCCGCAGACGGCGAACAGCACGCTCGCGGTCGACGCGAACGGCCGTGTTGACCTCTCGAAGGTGCTCGGCGCGGCGATCAACGCCCTGGTCGCGGGCCGCGTGGACGCGAGCGTGGGCGCGATGGCGAACTCGGTGATAACGGCCGCGGCCCACGCCGCCGGTGCGATCGACGCGAACGCGATCGCGACCGATGCGATCGGCTCGGCCGAGCTCGCCACCACGGCGGTCGATAAGATCGTCAACGCGGCGTGGGACGAACTGACGAGCGAGGGGCGCGTGGCCGGCAGCTACGGCCAGCTGCTGAAAGACGACTTGAACGCCACCGTGAGCTCGCGCGCCGTGCCCGGCTCGGCGATGGCGCTCGTCGTCGATGCGGTCGACTCGACGGCGCTCGCGACGGCCGCGGCGAACGAGATCGCCGACGCCCTGCTCGACCGCGCCGCGGCGATCGAGGGCTTCTCGCCGCGCGAGCTTGCGCGGCTTGTCGCGGCTGTGCTGCTCGGCAAGGCCGATGGCATGGGGACGGCGACGGGCCACTTCCGCGACATCGCCGACTCGAAGAACCGCGTCACCGTGACGCAAGACGTCGACGGCAATCGCACGGCGCTCGTGCGGGACGCCTCCTGATGTTCGGCAATCGCTACTTCGGCCCGCGCTACTTCCCCGATCGCTACTTCGGCGAAGGGGCGGCGGGCGCGGGGCCTGGCGGTGGGGCCGTGAACCCCGCGCTGACCGACGTGTCGCGCCTGCGCTGGATCCGCACGCAGTGAGCAACCTCTGGCTGCGCGCCGTGGCCGAGCCCGGCCCGAACACCCAGGCGAGCGAGATCTGGTACGCCTACAACGCCGGCCGGTGTCAGACGATCACCGTGACGTGGGTGTCAGCCACCGGCTTCCGCTACGCGGCCGTGTCCGAGTTCTCAGGCGTGCAGGTGGCCGCGGATCCGCTCGACAAGCTCGACAACGACCTGGACGCGGGGACCGCGCCGAACTCGATCACCACGCCCGACGTGACGCCGTCGACGGCGGGGCAGCTAATCTACATCGCCGGCCGGAACACGGGGCTCGGCCCGGGCACGCCGAACGCGCCGTTCGCGCAGCTGAACCAGTGCGGGCAGGCGGATGTCGACGGTTACGTCGTGCAGGGCGGCGCGGCGGCGATCCACGCCGACATCAACAACACGGGCGACACGCACTGGATCGCGCAGATCGCGACCTTCAAGGTGCTGACCGTCGCGGCGCTCGTCTCAGGGCAAAAGGCGGCTGCCGGCGCGACGCCGGGACTGCAGACGATCAGCGTGAGTTATCCGGCTCCGACGACGCCGGGCTCGCTCCTGATCTGTCACGCGGGGGCGGGCGTCGCGATCTTGAGCGTCACCGACGACCAGGTGGGCGGTTCCGATACGCGGCGGCGCTATGCCGCGGCGCGCTAGACTCTTCGACCAGGGGGATTGATGGACGCACTGTTCACGTTTACGAGTCCGACGCCCGACCCCGCGTCGACCGACGTGTTCCTGAACGTTGCGATCATGGCCCCCGATGGCCGGGGCCAGCTGACGGCGCTGACGCCGCCCACGTCGGGGCCGATCTCGGTCAACTGGAAGAACACCGGCGCGAACTCGATCGACACGCGGGTCTTGGGCACGAACGACAAGGACGCCGTCGACGCCGACTGCGAGATCGTCGTGGCCTCGGCCGCGATCGCGGCGGGCGCGATGCGTCACGCGCAGGTGAACCCGGCGTACTACGCGTACTATCGGTTCCAACAGAAGGCCACGGCGGGTGGCAGCCAGGGCGCGACGAAGCTCCGCGGTTGTCAGAAGCGGATCTAAATGGCTGACGACAAGCTCATCACCGCGATCCCCGGCTTCCACGAGCGGGAGGATCCCGAGAAGATCCTCTTGTGGGTCAAGGATCGCTGCTGGAAGGACTGGCACGACGCCTATCGCCCGTGGTGGCGGCAGGTCGAAGAGAACGTGCGGATGCTCTCGGGGCGGCACTGGGACGCCTACATCGAGTCGCTCGGCGATTTCGTCGACGTCTCGAAGTTCTTTGTCGTCGACGATCAGGCGTGGCGCGAGAACCCGGTCTTCAACTGGGTGGCGCACTACTACAAGCTGACGCTCTCCAAGCTCACCGAGAACCCGCCGGGCATCGGCTACCTGCCGGCGTCGCCCGACGAGATTGACGCGCGGCTCGCCCAGGTCATGGAGCCCGTCTTCAAGTCGTGCTGGCGGCGCATGGAGATGCCCGAGCAGATCTTCGACCTCTACGGCTGGGTGATCGCGAGCGCGCGCGGGATCGCGAAGCTCGTGTGGAACGCGGACCTCGGGCCGGCCGAAGACTATCACGGCCCCTCCGTCGTGAGCATCCTGACGGCCGACGGTCTCTTCCGCCGCGAGCTCTCCGACGCGCCCTACCTGCACCTGGGTGGCGGCGACATGATGCCGCACCTAACGAACGCGCTCGCCACGAACGACGCCGGCCAGCCGATCATCGACCCCGAGACGGGGTTGCCGGTGTTCCTGCCCGCCGACGACGGCGACGAGATGGGGCTCAAGTTCGGGCCCCCCTCGCGCGACCGGGTCGGCGATCTCGAGACGGTCATCGTGCCGTCGGTGTCGGTCATCACGCCGCACGGCCCGTCGCCGTTCTACAAGAAGCCGTGGTACTGCCACGCGTACCCGATGCACGTCGACGAGATCAACGAGCGCTGGGGTGTCGACGTCCAGCCCGAGCAGCTGACGTTCGACCAGGTGCTCGAGCTCAAGCTGCAGTTCGGCTCGAACTACGGGATGCCCGGCCGCGGCTCAGGGCCGATCGGGATGTCGCAACTGGCCGAGGTCTCGCTTCGCGACATGGCGATGGTGTACGAGCTCTGGCACCGCGACCAGCCGGGGCACGAGATCCTGTCGCGCGGCCGGCTCGCGATCGTCGCGGGCGACGCCGTGTGCTACGACGACATCAACCCGTACTGGGTGGAGGAGCGGCACGAGGAAGTCGTCATGCCGTTCGAGGCCTTCGACCTGGTGAAGCTGCCGTTCCGCCAAGAGGGCTCGTCCGATCTCGAGATCTTGAACCCGATCAACCGCGCGATCAATCGGCGGCTCGGCGGGGCGATGGACGCCGTCGACTTCAACGAGCAGCCGATCATCCTGAAGAAGCGCCAGGCCGGCATCGACGAAGATGCCGACCTGAACAAGCCGGGTAGCGAGATCGAATACACCGACACGAACGGCCGCGCGCCGATCGAGCGGCTCGCCGCGGGCGAGCTCCCGCGCGCGTCGACCGAGCTCGCCGATCTCTTGCAGAACTGGATGCAGATGCTCGCGAGCCAGCCGCTCGGGAGCGAGGGCTTGCCGGTCACGACGGATCCGTCGGGCGAACTGCAGCGCGAGGTGCGCTTCGACACTGACCGCGCGTGGGGCGGCACGCTGCGCAAGCACGGCTACGCCTGGGGCCGCTACTCGCTCAAGATGATCGGCATCATCGCGGCGTGCATGGACAACGCGCGCATCTTTTCGCTGTCGGGCGAAGACAACGGCTGGGACTTTATCGCCGTCGAGCCCGAGATCTTCCGCGGCACGGTGCACGCCTATCCGCAACCCGAGTCGATGGTGCTCGAGACGCGGCAGGAAAAGCAGAACCGCCTGCTGGCGCTGCGCACCGCGTTCCCCGAATTGCCCCCCGAGATCTTCATCGAGCTCCTGGGGTACCCCGATCTCGCTCGGCTCACACGACCTGGCGGCCCCGCGTGGGCAATGGCCGAGCGCGAGAACCTCGAGATGCTGCTCGGCGGCTTCCCGCCCGTGTTACCCGAGCACGCGCACGAGGCGCACCTGCTCTGTCACAAGCGCAGGCAGCAGTCGATCGAGTATCGTAATGCGCCGCCCAACGTCCAGGCCGCGATGCGGGCCCACGTTCGGTTGCATGAGATGCTCTTGCAGCAAGAGCAGATCCGGCAGGTCGGCTTGCTGGCCCCCGTGGCCCAAGCGCAAGCGATCGTTGCCGGCAGTTCGGAGCAGCTGGCCGGAGGGGGCAAGGGTCCGAGAAACGGGAAGCCACCCGCCGAGAAGTTGAACGGCGGCGAGAAGAAGGCTCCCCGCGGCGCGGATCTCGAAGCTGGGCGCGCGTCGCCGGGCGAAGCTGACCCGCGCGCGAGCGCCGCCCTCCGCACCTAAACCGCGCAAACCGGGCCGACCGGCAGCGCAGGGAGTGAGCATCAGTGGAACGCGCCAATAGACAATTCCTGTTGAGTGGGGCCGATCGCGGCGTCGTCTTCGGACTCATCGTCCGCAAGCCGGCGTCGGGCCTCACGGCCACCTACGACGGCGGCGTCGTGCGAGTCGGCACGACCAACCTGCCGTTGCCCGTGGCCGAGAAGATCGTCTCGGGCTCGACGATCGCGATCACGGCGTCGAAGGACGCCTACCTGTACGTCGACGCGAACGGCGTCTTGCAGAAGGTCGAAGTCGCGAACGGGGCGACGAAGCCCACGATCGCCACGATCGGCGTGAACAGTGAGTTCATTGCCAAGCTCGTGACGAGCGGTACGGACATCACGTCCGTGCAGGACTTGCGCCGCGACTCGCCGCATGGCGAGATCCGGACGATCACGACGGAAGGCTCGTTCGTGACGGCCGAGCAGTCGAACAACGAGCTCCTGATCCCGTTCAACGGGCGGTTGCTCGCGGTGCACGCGATCGTGACGTCGGTGCTCGGCGCGACGGATGCCGGCACGGTGACGCCGGCGATTGGCGAGAACGAAGTTTTCACCGCGGTCACGATGGACGTTGCCATCTCCTTCCCGCTCTCGAGCGCGAACGGGGTGAAGCGGCTGTCGTTCGCCACGGCGCTGAACGCCATCCGGGCCGGCAACTACCTGCGGCTCGCCACGGCGAAAACGACCACGGGCGGCCTGCTGCACTTGGCGGCCTACTTCGAGGTCGCGCGGTAACGGACGTTCTGATGCGGGCCGGCGCAGGCCTGGCCGGCCCCTCACACTGACGCGGGAGTTCTGGTATGGATGGCGAAGAAGCAGCAGGACGCGAAGCCGAAGTCGTCGAAGCCCCGCCCTCTCCGCTTGCGGAGCGGCTTCGGGATTTCCGTGACGGCGCGGCCGAGCAACCGGACGAAGACAAGCCCGCGACGGGTGAGGACGACGAGGCCGAGGGCCAGGACGCCGACCAGGGCGACGGCACCGAGGCCGACGAGCAGGACGAGCCCGAAGAGCAGGACGGCGGCGACGCCGCGGAGGGCGACGAGGATGACGCGGCCGGCGACGAGGCAGAGGGCGACGAGCCCGACCCCAAGGCGCAAGGGCGCACGTTCAGCGTCGAGATCCCCACGCTCAACGCCGACGGGTCGAAGGGCCCGCGCGGCTCGGGCGTGCTCCTCCTCGAGGGCCTGCCGCAGGAGTTCCGCGACACGATCGTGTCGCACGTCAAGCGGTCGCAGGCGCTGGAAGCAACCCAGCAACGACTGGCCGAGGCACGCGAGTTCGAGACCGACGCACGCTTTTTCAGGAACGATCCGCTGAACGCCATGCGGCTCGTCGCCGTCGAGAAGCCCGAGCTCGCGAGTAAGTTCGTCGAATCGTGGGTGCTGCAGAACCCGAAGGCCACCAAGGCCCTCGTTCGGGCGCTGAAGCTCGACGACACCGACGAAGAGAAGCTCGAGCTCCGGGGCAAGATCGCGGCCCAAGCCGAACGGGACGCGCTGGCCCAGGCCTACAATGCGCTCGACGCCGATGGGGTCCGACGCGACTTCATCGACCTGGCGCACAACGTTGTCGACGAGATCACGGGCTCCCTCGCTCTCGACGGCGACGACAAGGCCGATTTCGAACAGCTCGCGGGTGCGCGCATCGTGGCCGAGCAGGAACGCCGCGTGCGGGCCCGCCAGTCGCCGTACCTGTCACAGACTGAGCTCATCGCCTGTATCCAGTCGATCGTCAAGAAGTTCACCGGGGCCCCGCCAGCGAAGGGCAAGGCGAAAGCCAAGCCCGGCGCTGGTAAGGGAGGGCTCTCGCGCGAGCAGGGCGAGCGCGCCAAGAAGGTCGAGCGCTTCCAGCGGGTGCGGGGAGGCGGCTCGGGCACGGGCGTCCGTCCGTCAGGCACGAAGAAGAAGATGCCGCGCGACATGGGTGCACGCATCAAGATGCTGCGCGAGGGGAAACTCTAGGCGCGGCAAGGGAGCAGACTACCAGTGACATTGCGCACTTTCCGGTGGTCGGCCGTGGCGGCGATCCTGTTGATCGCCCTCTGGTCGATCGCCTTCGGGGACGCCGGCGGGGCCCACCAGGTGGCGGTGGGCAGCGTCCACATGGACCCGCGCTGGATCGCGATGTTTGCGATCGGCGCGACGTTCGACACCGCCGCGGCCGACGCCATGCTGAAGGTCGTCTCGGACGACGCCTTCTTCGATAGCGTCGTGACGCACAGCGATGTGCTCGACATCTACGAGCAGAACTCGAACGTGCGCGAAGGGCCGCACGGGCGATACGTCGAGCTCTCCAATATGTTCGGCTACAACGAGGCGGTCGGGGCCCGGCATGAGCGTGGCTTCCTGCCGATCCCCGGCAACCCGACGTTCGTGAACGGCCGCGTCAAGCTCAAGAAGACGCTCGCGGTCGCGCAGATGACCTACGACGTGATGAAGCAGGCGATGCGGTCAAAGGCGGCGTTCGCCGACTGGGCGGAAGCCGAGCTCACGAAGACCGAAAAGAGCCTGCGGGACGATCTCGATCGGCAGGCGATCGGCTACGGCTCCGGCATCTTGTGCCGGGTCGACGGCTCGGCGGCCGCGGGCCCGCCGGCGACGATCCCGATCGACGCCCCCTATGGGCTCGTGTCCGATACGAAAGGCTGGCTGCCCGGGATCCGGCGCGGCACGTCGCTCGTCTTCGGGCCCAACCCGGACGGCGCGAATCTCCGGAACAACGGCGAGTCGTGCACGGTGCTGTCGGTCAACAAGGCCGGCAACGCGGGCGGCGGCATCCTCACCGTCGATCACATCCCGGTCGGGGTGGTCGACAACGACTACGTCTTCAAGGGCGACGATCTCGGCTCGAACGCGCCGTTCCAGGGCGTCGAAGTCGAAATGATCGGCATTGAAGGCCAGGTCGACAACGGGTCGATTCTGCAGACGTTCCAGAACATCGACCGCGTGCAGTACCCCGAGTGGAACTCGCAATTCCTCGACGGGTCGCTGGCCCCCTATTCGGGGCTCGCGAAGGACACCGCGTTCATGCAGCTGAACGACGACATCGTCGAGCTCGGCGGCGGGGACGGCGCGACGCACGCCCTGGTCACGCGAGCGGTGTTCCGGAACATCTACGTCCAGATCCGCGGCTTCGCGGGTTTCGGTGCCCTGCTGAGCCCCGAGAACACCCGGGCCGGCGTGCGCGGCATCAAGATCTGGCTGGGCGACAAACAGGTCGAGTTCCGCGCGTGCTCCAAGCTCTTCCCGGGGCGTGCGTTCATGCTCGATCGGACGCAGCTGCGTCGCTACCACTTGGAAGGCTACGAGTGGGACGACACGACGGGCGCGATCTGGCGTCAGATCGCCGTCGGCCAGGGCGTGAAGGACGAGTTCTTCGCCTACGGCCGCACGATCATGGAGCTCGGCAATCAGGATCCGCAGAAGCACGGCAAGATCGCCGGGCTCTCTGAGGCGCAGGCGTAGTGAGCGCAGCAGACGTCTTGCTGCCGGCGATGCTCCGGGGGGCGAACCCCCCCGGAGTGTCGTTGCTCGAGGCGATCGAGCGGATCAACCCGCGGTTTCGGGTGAGCTACACACCCGCAATCGAGCGCCAAGGCCAGCTGATCCGGCCGGCGCTCTGGTGGATCCACGAGCAGCGGGCGAACACCACCGAGGCCGATCGGCTGCGCCGCCAGGCGGGCCTCGCCCGGCTCAAGCGCTTGTGGGCGCGGCCGCGCGTCGAGCTCGAGCGGCGCATCAGCAGCTGGTGGGAGTCCGAGTACATGGCGGCCGGCCTCTACTTCGTCGCGCACTTCGAGGGATGGCAGTGGGGGGAAGAGGCGATGCTGGCGCAGCTGCGCCAGGGCGAGGCGATGTACGAGCTCGAAGTGAAGAAGGCGCGGCGCGCGGCGACGCAGGACGACCTGGCGCTCGCCGAGACCGAAGCCGAGATGACCGACAACCCGGAGTTCGCGGGCTTTGTCCGCGACGTCGCCGGCGAGTTCTATCGCAATGTCGCGGGCAACGCACTGGTTCCGGTTTCGCGCACACTGACCAAGGAGCACGACGATGACGTCACCGACGGGGAACCGCTGGGTCGACCAGGACACGGGGAAGCTGGCGAACGAGGGGAACATCCAGACGGACCTAGCGGGCCACGGCCAGAAGGCGAAGTACGGGCCCCTGGTGACGGGCGAGGGGAACCCGCCGGCGAAGGTGCCGGAGCCGCCGCCGACGGCGGGCCAGGCGGGGAGCCCGATCACGGCGACTGACGCCGGCCAGCCGATCGAGGGCGTCGAGGGCGAGGTCGAAGTCCCGGGCGACGAACTTCCCGAGATCGAGCGGCCGGTGCTCGGCACGGGCGTCACGCAGCAGACGGCCGACGCGACGGCGGCGATCGAGAAGGCGAAGCTCGAGATCCGCGAGCTCAACCGGCAGGCGACGAAGACCGATCCGGCGACGAAGCGCGCGGCGATGGCGGCCTTGAAGCAGATCGCCAAAGCGGAGTACGGCCGTGAAGACGGTGGGCGCGAGCCGCTCAAGCGGATCCTCGCGCGCTACGGCTTCGCGAACCCCAACAAGTAGGGGGCACCATGCACTGCGACAAAGACCCGTTGCATGAGCGGATCCGCCAGATGCGGGGCGACGGCAAGCGGGGGCATCGGAAGACGCGCACCGGCAAGGTGACCGGGATCCACGAGCACTACGACGACAAGGGGATCGCGCGGATCGACCTGGAAGAACTGGGGCTCCGGGGCACGACGGCCGAGAACAAGGCCGCCACGGCGACGCTGCCGTCGAGCCGCTTCGACAAGCACTTCACCGTCGAGGTCCCGAAGCACCACACGCACGGACTGAAGCTCGGCGACCGCGTGCGCGTGCACACGACGATCGAGAAGGCGTAGACGTCCAGGTCCAAGGACAACCTGTCCGCCGGATCCCGCGGACAATCTGTCCGTCGCTCGAGGAGGGTCGATGCCGCTCAACAAAAAGGGTCGGAAGATCAAGGCCGCGATGGTCGACGAGTACGGCGCGAAGAAAGGCACGTCCGTCTTCTACGCCTCGATCAACAAGGGCAAGATCAAGGGCGTCGAGCACGGCGATAAGGCCTACAAGGCGCGCGTGCGCGCCAAGATCGGCCGGCGCTAGTGGCCCAGCACTACGTCTCGCCGACCGGCTCGGCCGCGAACGCGGGCACGATCGACTCGCCGTGGTCGCTGCTCTATGCGCTCGGCGGCGCGGGCGGCGCGATCCTGTCGGGCGACACCGTGTGGCTCCGCGGCGCGAAGCTCGACGAAGATGTCTTGACCACGGGGCTCTACACCCAGGGGCCGACGTTCATCCAGACGACGAACGGCGTCCTCGGCGCGGGCTTCGATAGCCGGCCCGGCAAGATCCTCTGGCGGAACTACCCGGGCGAGCTCGTCTACATCAACACGACCGACGCCGCGATCGAAGTGATCCGCATCGACGGCACGTACAACTGGTGGGTGGGCACCTTCGGCCGCCATGAAGGTCTGCACGTCTTCCGGCCGGTGCTCACGCGCGACGACGTGCGCG